CTAATTTATTTTGTCTATTTCCTGTCTCATTTTTTGTATATTAGTTAAAGTATATTTATCTGTCATCTGTATATTAGTGTGCCCGACAATGCTTGTAATAGCGGCGTTGTTGTCAGTCACTTCTCTCAGAGATGTAATGAATGTGTATCTTGTATCATGTATCGTATGATCCATTTCCAGTTTTTCAAGAATCTGAGAAAAATATCTTCTGAAACTGGAATAGTTCATATGAGATTTAAAGTTGTGATTTGGAATAAGATACTTTCCTTCTGTCTGCATATATCTGATAATCAGAGGTTGTATTCTGTGATGTATCGGAACTACTCTTTCCTTTCCTGCGTCTGTTTTAGATCCTGATGTCACAGTCCAGTTTTCTAGATTTATTTTTTCTTTTTTCACTGATAGAAGTTCGTTTACTCTAAAACCCGTGTAAATTAATATTAATAGAATATCTGCTCCTGGAAGTATTTCAATGTTTTCCCATAATTTTTGTTGTTCTTCAGCAGTAAATATACTATTTTTTCTCTGTTTCTTAAATTTTCTAAGTTTAAGAAACTTCGTATAATCCTTGTCAAGCACATCAATTTCCATCGCGTACTTGTAAATAAAGCCTGTGAAAGACTTGATTTCACGGACATATAGCGGAGAAAATTCAGTAAACGTGTCAAATAATGTCTGCAGATGCGGAGTTTTAATGTCTATCATTTTCATGTTGTAAAGCGGTACAAGTTTCTTAAAGAATGATTCGTATGCTTTCAGTCTTTTTTCGCTTGTTCCAGTATTTTTCTTCACATCGTAAAATCTTTTATAGACATCCTTAAAAGTTAAATTTTTCAAATTAATATCGTAAGGATTCGCGTTGTAAAGTGAAAGCTGATATTCCGCCTCCTTCCTTGTCGCATAATATCCGAGATACTTATATATCTGTTTCCCTTCGTCCGTATAACCCGCGGTAATCCTTACTGCAAACGGTCTTCTCCTTTTTCCACTTAATTTTGCTACTGTTCCGTAGCCGTTTGGTTTTCGCATAAAAAAATCACACTCCTTGTATTGTATTTTAAAGGTTTGTGTGATATACTTAATACTGGTTAGAGTATGTGGGTGTATATCACACATATTTTCAAGGTCCTGTTGGTCGCAGGGCCTTTTTATTTAGATTTATTATCTCGAGATTATTTATTTTTATAGATTTATTATATCGAGATTATTTACTATTTTGAAAGGTCTATTTCAAGATGTCCTCCTGTTTGAGAAAATATATTGCTACCTAGTTTTAATTTTAAGTTTTTAGCATCTACCACATCTTTAGGCACATCAAAGAATATTCTTCTTTTAATCTGCACTCCTGGATTGATTCCATCGAGGTTTAATCCATCTTTGACCATAACCATAGTAGGCGAATACTGAACATCGCCTGAATATAGTTGAAAACTACTTGAATCAAGGGAAATCATTTCCTTGGCTATATTCTTAATTGTAACATGCAGAATTATGAATCTGTTGTCTTCTCCGTCAGGTTTGTATTCAAGATAACCGCTGTCGTCAGTAACTTTTTTGGCAGATGATATGTCATTTACGGTAAGTTCTATGTTTTCGGTATTGACCATATCTCCTATTTTAAAAGTTTTAACTTCTTCCTTTTTTGATTCTGCTGTTTTTGTACCCGAAGAACTATTTTCATTTTTACTTCCTCTGCTACCTATAATTCCTAAGATAATCAGGATAACCAGCAGGATAAACCACCATCTTTTATAGATTGGTTTCCTTTCATAATATACTTTTCCGTCTTCTCCGACAATCTTCTTTGCCATTTTAAAATCACTCCTTTATAATATGATATTGTTAACCAACTTCTTTATTTCTTCATCTTCTTCAAATTCTATTTCTGATTCACTGAAAAACACTACTGCAAAATAGTTAGCCTCAAACTCTATTTTAGACTCAGAAAAACTGAAATATCTGATAATAGTAGCTTCATACGGATGTAGTAGAAGATGGGCAATTTCGTGTGCCAAAACGAACAACTGTTTTAGTGTGGACATCCTAGTATTGATTACTATCAATTGTTTTCCATTCATTCTTATGTAGCTTCCCGAATGATTGTTAAAAGAACGATATTTCACCACAATTCCGAGTTCTTTCGCCAATCTTTTCGGGTCGGAGCGGTATTCTAATGCTAGCCTTTTTGCAAGTTCAAAAATCTCTTTTTTCTTCATCGAATTTCTCTCCCGTTAAAATTATTCATGTTCCAAGGTTTCAATGTAAAACTCTCTTAAGATATCCGCTAGTTTCTTAGCATCATCTTCATCCATTTTATTACGTTTGAAAAACAGCATATTGTGTTCAATTATGTATTGAAGTTCCGCCTCCTGTTCAGGAGTAAGGACAATCTCATCTGTTTTTGATTTCTGAGTTTCTTTTTTTAATGTTTCCTTTTCCATTGGAACATCATATCCCATTAACCATACTTCGCTTACTTTTAATATGTCTGAAAATTCAGATATTCGGCTTCTACTAGGCTCATATTTTCCTGATATATATTCGCTGATAGCCGCGTTACTGATACCTGTGAGATCAGAAAGTTTGGATTGGCTCATTTGATTTCTTTTAAGAGCCTCTTTTAAACGCGTCCCAAAATCAACGATATTTTCTTTATTTGACATAATTATTTCTCCTTTAATTTTGGTATTAATAGTATACCTCATTTTTTCGGAAATTACAACAAAAAATCAAATAAAATAAAAAAAAATCGTAAATACCGAAAAAAGTTCTTGACTTTCAAAAAAACTTAGGTTATAATTATTTCGTAAAATACGAAAAAAGAAAAGAGGTGAATTTGATGGAATTTGATAACAGTAAATTAAGAGGTAAAATAAAAGAAGTGTTTGGAACTGAATTGAATTTCTGTTCTAAACTAGGCATGGCGGGCTCTACTTTAAGTGCTAAATTAAATAACAAGGCCGAATTTAGTAGGAGCGAGATTTTAAAAATTGTAAGTTTGTTAAAAATTGACAAAAAAGATATATTTGAAATATTTTTTTTGAAATCATCTTTCGGAAAATACGAAAATCAATAATAGAGGTGACCCCATGAAAATAACTTTATTCGGAGCGGATGTCAACAGGAAAGAGAGGTGATTAGGGAATGGAAAAGAAAGAAACCGCTCAGCAGTTGGAGTTACTGAACGGTAAACTTGACAGGATTATCAGTCTTCTTGAGAGTCAACAGAAAATCCAATTTTACGTCTTGGCCTCTCAGGGTCTCGACGTTTTGAAGCTATCAGGCAGAGATTTAACTGGGATGTGTGCTGAAGCACTTGAACAGTCGAACCATCGGAAACCAGTACACCGTCAAAAATTATGATGTCAGGATTCCAGTAGCCCACATCATTGATTAAAATGGGATTGTTTGCAAATGACGAAACTACTATGCTCGCCTGCTCATCATCCCTGATATCTTTTTCAAAATCATTGATGGTATTTACAACACGTTCATACATCCAACTAGCAAGATTATAGTTCTTCTTGTTCAGGATATCGGAATACGGCACATCCATAACAGAAACACCTCCTTTCAGAGATATTATACCCTGAAAGGATAAAAATCGAAACGAAAGGATCTTGGAAATATGAAAAACAATACTCTAACCGTAAAAGAATGTTCCGACCGTATCCACAAGTCTGAATCTGCTGTAAGAATCGGACTCCAACGAGGTGGATATAAGTTCGGAACAGCAATACAGACAGTACCCCCTACCCCCTCAAGACCAAGGGGCGGATGGGACTACCACATCCCCGAGGAGGCTGTGGAACACTATATGCGATACGGCAACTTTCCCGTGATAATAGTGAACGGGGACGACGTGACAAAGCTTGTACATTCGCTGGCAAATAACATTGCAGCGGATATGATTAAAAAAGGAGGGATAGAAAATGACAATGAAAACTAAAAAAGCACTCGTATGGTATGGAATTTTTATGACAGCGTCGATCCTGAATCAGACGAAATCATTCAAAGAGGATTTTGTTGTAGCAGGGGTTGTCTACTGCCTTTGGGCTGTTCTGTTAATAATCACTTTCATGCACTTCAAAGAGACCAAATGGGAAGATTAATCTGAAAGGAGGTGATTTAAATGAGAATCGAAAATAAATATGTGACAGGGAATACAGTTAAAAGAATAACGCTTAAAGGCGAACCTGTGATGACTTCGACACAGCTGCGTGAGATGCTAAATGACGGTGCGGTATCATCGTACCTGTACAACAAGAAGATTGACGGAGTAAAAATCGAATGGCCAGATATTTCGTATTTTGCGGCTGAAAATAGCCACGTACCATATCTTAAATCAAGGTATGTCCTGAATGTATATGATGAAAGCGATATAATAAAATTTTTCAGTGCGAAAAAGCTGCTGGATACATATAAAGAATTCCTGGATATATACTTCAGTTCAACTGAGGATCTGGAAGTTGAGTTTCCAGCTGTTAGAAAATGTATTGTAATGGGACAATTGCATTCACAAAGGTCATCATGTTATGTTCCTTTTCATCCTAAAACCGCACAAGGTACGGAGGACACAACAAGCAGAAAAACATCCATAAGGAAAGCATGGGAAACTGTAAACGGAATTCAAGATGCGGATCTGAAAGAAAGACTGAAAAATGCAATATTAGATTTTCTAATAGACCAATACAATAGGAGGTAATTTAAATGGCTGAAATTGAAGGAATTTATTATGAAACAATTGAAGATTATTACATGATCCTGGACGAACTTCACCGAGATAATGTAGAAAAAGAAAAAGCCGATACTGGCAATATCGGCTGATTACAAAAACATATTCACTGAAAGTATAGCACTAACGAAAGGAAAAATCAATGAAATATATAAAAAAGGACATGAAAAGTGCAATTAAAAATGCAGAATCCATATATCTTTATGACATCACGGGTTCTGAAAACATATTAAGACCTGCGAAAGGTCAGGACTTCACAGACTTCTGCAGGGAAGGGCTCAAAAGCAGATATAACAAAATGGTGATAAATCACAGGAATGGCGGAAAAACAACAGTTGAGGTGATAAATAGAAATGCGAAAATATGATGAGTTTATTAACTCAAAAAGTAAAACTTTTGAAAATATGGGAATCGATGTCGACAGGAACAGTCTCAACCCTAACATGTTCGAGTTCCAGAAGGACATTGTCCGATGGGCTCTGAAAAAAGGAAGGGTGGCCATATTTGCCGAATGTGGACTGGGAAAAACTTTAATGCAGTTATCCTGGGCTGATGAAATCCACAAACACACAGGTGGTAAAATTCTAATTTTAGCACCGCTTGCAGTTGCACCTCAGACAAAGGAGGAAGGCGAGAAGTTCGGTATCCCTGTCAATATCTGTGAAAGTCAGGATGACGTAATAGATGGTATCAACATAACAAACTATGAAAAGATTGATAAGTTTACAGGGAACAGCTTTCAGGCAGTTGTGCTTGATGAAAGCAGTATCTTAAAATCTTTCACAAGTTCGACAAGAAACAAGCTGATAGATAACTTCTCCAAGGTTCCATTCAGGCTCGCATGTACCGCAACACCTGCCCCTAACGATCACATGGAGCTAGGTAATCATTCGGAATTTTTAGGGGTAATGACTAGGGCGGAAATGCTCTCCATGTACTTTGTACACGACGGTGGAAATACGGCAAAATGGAGACTGAAAGGCCACGCCGAGGACGTATTCTGGAACTGGATGGCGAGCTGGGCAGTGTTCATAGACAACCCGAAAAACCTCGACTACAAGGTCGATGGTTATGACCTGCCAGAACTCAAAATAAACGAGATAGTAGTAGATGGCGATAAAGTAACGAGCGAAACTCTTACACTGACTCAGAGACGCCAGGCAAGGAAGGACAGCATGGAATTAAGATGTAAAGCTGCCGCAGATTTAGTAAACAGCTCAGATGAACAGTGGCTCGTGTGGTGCGACCTGAACGATGAGAGTGCAATGCTTAAAAATCTTATAGATAATGCGGTGGAGATAAAGGGCTCTGACAAAGCCTCACACAAGACAGGCTCGATGCTTAACTTCTCAGATGGTCTGATAAAATGCCTAGTGACTAAGCCCAGCATTGCGGGATTCGGGATGAACTGGCAACAGTGCCACAATATGATTTTTGTAGGCCTTTCAGACAGCTACGAGAAGTATTATCAGGCGGTAAGGAGATGCTACAGATTCGGACAGAAGAATGAAGTGAACGTATACATCATAATTTCTGCAAAAGAAGGAGCAGTAAAGGCGAACATTGAAAGAAAGCAGAAAGATGCAAAGAAAATGCAGGATGCGATGATAAAACTGACTAAAGAAGTGACAAAAAAAGAATTACAGGTGACAACAAGGATAATGACGGAATATGTTCCGAAAGTCAAAATGATGTTACCTGACTGGGAGGAGATGAGACAGATATGCTGATATACGTAGCACATCCGTACGGCGGTAAGGAAGAGAATAAAAAAGCCGTCGAGGAAAAAATAAAAAAATTAGTGAAAAAGTATCCGATATTTACTTTCATAAGTCCGATACATTCATTCGGATTCATGTATGACTGGGTTGATGGCTATGAGCAGGGTATGGGAATGTGTATTGATCTGCTCGGCAAATGTGACGGGCTAATATTATGTGAAGGATGGGAAGATTCACAGGGTTGTATCACTGAAAAGAACTGGGCGGAGAAATATATGGACATTGACATCTATACATACGGGGAGGTGTTACTGAATTGGAAATTTTAAATCAGAAAATAGATGACAGATACACAATGTACAACGGTGACTGTGTGGAAGTGCTGAAAGGAATAACGGACAACAGTATTCATTATTCGATATTCAGCCCTCCATTTGCAAGTCTGTATACATATAGTAATTCTGACAGGGACATGGGAAATTCGGCATCAGATAATGAGTTTTATGAACATTTTAAATTCCTGATTTCCGAGCTTTACAGAGTAACAATGCCGGGAAGATTATTAAGCTTTCATTGCATGGACTTACCTATGATGAAGTCAAGAGATGGTGTGATAGGGCTTAAGGATTTTCCGGGAGAACTTATAAGAATGTTCTCTGAGGCAGGCTTTATTTATCACAGCAGAGTGACAATCTGGAAAGATCCGCTTGTAGAGGCGACCAGGACAAAGGCACTGGGACTTCTGCATAAACAGATATGCAAGGACTCGTCAATGTGCCGTCAGGGACTTCCTGATTACTTGGTGACAATGAGAAAGCCTGGAGAAAATCCTGAACTTATAGCACATCCTGAAGGATTTGACAGCTATATCGGAGAAGACGAGCCCGAAGGGGCAAAGATTGAAAGACCTCAACCTGATGCAGAGAAATATGAAAAGAAGGAAAAATATAACGAAGTACCTGTATACAGCCATCAGGTATGGCGGAAATACGCAAGCCCCGTATGGATGGACATAAGACAGAGTAACACGCTCAATGGAAAATCCGCAAGGGAAGAACAGGATGAAAGGCATATATGCCCGTTACAGCTTGATGTAATAGCGAGAGGGATTAATTTATGGACAAATGAAAACGATATAGTACTCGATCCGTTCGCGGGTATAGGAAGCTCTAACTATGTGGCACTGAAGATGGGCAGACGTACGATAGGGGTTGAGCTCAAGGAAAATTATTATAACCTGGCACTGGAAAATGTTGAAAAAGCGGATATGGATTATATTATTGAAGGAATAGTAAATGAATTTTAGGAGGACAAATGGAAAAGCTCAGATTACCGAAGAAATACACGCCCGAGAAAAGCTATTCAACTCCGATAAGAATACGGAAATCCACTCAGAATTTACTGGATACCGTAGTGGAAGAGACGGGCTGGAATAAAATTGATGTAGTGGAAAAGATGATAGAATTCGCATTCGACAACATCGAATGGGTGACATCGGATGAATATAATAAGAATAAAGGAGACGTGGAATAATGGAAGTAAAAATAATTTTTGAAATTGAAGAAGGAAGTAAGCCGATAATTGAAAATCTTTCGAAGGCGTTAATGGTTTTGGGAAACACTGCAGTCATATCAAGTCCCACAGGAAATATAATTGGGAAAATCGAAAAATTTGTACAGACAGAACCTGCAGAAAAAGAATATGCGGAACAGGAAATGAAGAACTGGCAGACGAACGATGTAAAAGTGGAGCCTGAGAAAACAGAAGAAGTACTCAATGTTGAAAAAGAACCGGAAGAACCTAAAAAGAAAAAAGCAAAATCAGAAACTAAGAAAACAGATCCCGTTCCGACTGTAAAAGTCGAATATACGAGGGGGGATTTAGCGAGAGTGGGAAGAGAATTAGCAAATCAGGGGAAAAGGGATGAAGTCCTGAAAGCCTTCACAAAATTTCATGCTGTATCTCTTGCGGATATCCAGCCTGAGGATTTTAACGCCTTGGCACAGATTTATATAGACCTTGGAGGGAAATTTTAATGGAAAAACATGCAGACAGAAATCATGCCCTGCTATCAGCAAGCGGGGCGTACAGATGGCTGAAATGCCCAGGTTCAGCAAGACTGGAAGATAAATTTGAGGACGAGCCCAGCGTATATGCGGCAGAAGGCACATTGGCTCATGAAATAGCCGAACTGAAGATTGTAAAGCACTTTACCGCAGATTTAAGACCCAGCGAATTTAAAAAGCGAATAAACGAGCTGAAAAAGAACGAACTGTATAGTGCGGAAATGGATAGGTACACAAACGAATACAGGGACTACATAAACGACATTTATCTAAGTTTTGAATCAAAACCGTTTTTTCTAGCCGAGCAGAGAGTAGATTTTTCTTCATACGTTCCTGAAGGGTTTGGAACTGTAGACTGCACACTGGTCGGAGATAAGGTCATACATATATTTGACCTGAAATACGGAAAAGGCGTTCCGGTTACGGCAGAAAACAATCCGCAGGGAATGTTATATGCCCTGGGAACTTATCTGGAACAATCTGCAATAGACGAGATTGAAAAAGTAGTAATACATATAATACAGCCGAGAATAAAAAATACATCAAGTTTTGAAATATCGTCAGAAGAACTGCTTGAATGGGCTGAATCAATAAAAGATGTAGCCCAGAAAGCATACAAAGGCTCAAACGAATTTCATGTCGGAGAACACTGTGGATTCTGCAAAGCAAACGGTAATTGCAGAAAACAGGCTGAAAAATATATGGATATAGAAGTAATAGATCCCGCACTTCTTACTGATGAGGAAATAGGGGAAGGTCTGGCAAAAGTAAAGGAATTGTCAAAGTGGGCTAAAAAATTTGAGGATTATGCCCTGGTAAGAGCCCAGAATGGCGGAAACGTGAAGGGGTGGAAATTAGTGGCCGGCAGAGGGGGAAACAGGACATTTACCGACAAAGCTGTAGCCGCACAGTTGCTGGAAGAAGTAGGACTGGACAGAGAAGAGATATATAAAACTGAACTGATTTCGGTGACTGCGGCAGAAAAACTGCTGGGGGAAGAAACTTTATATAAAATCGCAGGAAATTATATACTGAAACCCGAAGGAAAACCTACGCTTGCAACGTTGGATGATAAAAGACCTGCCTTGGAGTTAAGAACTCCTGCGGAGGTATTTAAGGATAATATAGAATAAAAAAAAAGAGAGGGTGATAAATATGGCAACTAATAATGAAAGAATTGAAGTAACTACAAGAAAGGTGAGACTTAATTTCCCACATCTGTTTGAACCCCATTCGTTCGACGATAAACAGGATCCGAAATACAGTGCGGTGATAATGTTACCTAAAACGGACACAGGAACTAAAAAACTAATAGAAGAAGCTATCGAGAAAGCAATTGAAAAAGGTGCACAGGAAAAATGGGGAGGGAAGAGACCTAAGAACATAGATATGGCATTTACGGATTACGATGCACAGGGACTGGAACCGGATGACGAAGGGTATTATGAACCATATAAAGGGCATTATATTTTCAACGCCAAGTCCAATGCTCAGTGGCCGCCTGTCGTAGTAAGTCTTAACCCGAATATCCCTATAACAGATCAATCTGAAATATATTCGGGGGTATATGCGAGAGTGAATCTGTCATTCTTTCCTTATTCATACGGTAAGAAAACAGGCGTAGGAATAGCACTCAACATGGTTCAGAAACTAGCTGATGGAGAGCCTTTATCAGGACGAAGAGATGCATCAGATGTGTTCGGAAATGTTGAAATTGATCCTATAACAGGGGAACCTATTCTGGATTAAAAAAAACAATATAGGGGGGGGAGTTCTCCCTCCCTGAAGTTTTAAATGGAGGAAAATATATGGATCATCTGTCGATAGATATAGAGACTTACAGCGACATAGACATTACGAAATGCGGGGTATACAGATATGTTGAATCGGATAATTTTGAAATACTGCTTTTCGCATACAGTGTAAACGGTGAAGAAGTTAAAATAATAGACCTGGCATCCGGAGAGAAGATACCTGATAAAATAATAAAGCTTATGCAGAGTCCGGAATGTATTAAACATGCATATAATGCCGCATTTGAATATATATGCCTCTCGAAGTTCTATGCCCTTGATATAAGGCAATGGCAGTGCACAATGGTGCACGGATTATATTGTGGGTACACCGCAGGGTTAGGTATTACTGCAAAGGTTCTCGGACTTCCTCAGGATAAACAGAAAGACCAGAAAGGTAAAAATCTTATAAGATACTTCTGTGTTCCGTGTAAACCAACTAAGACGAACGGAGGAAGAACTAGAAACTACTGCTACCACGACAGTGAAAAATGGAATGAATTTAAGAATTACTGCATTCAGGACGTTGTCACGGAAATGGAAATTGAAAACAGGCTGACTGACTTCCCTGTTCCTGAAAACGAATGGGAGAACTGGTATCTTGATCAGGAAATAAATTCATTCGGAATCAGGATAGATTCAGAACTTCTCGAGGGTGCCCTTGAAGTGGATGCGGTATCTCACGGGCATCTGTCAAGACAGGCAGAACTGATAACAGGACTTAGCAACCCTAACTCTGTGGCACAGCTGCTCCCGTGGATAAATGCGAGAGTGGACAAGGCGATGGAAAATCTTCAGAAAGCTTATGTCACTGATTATTTAAAAAGCGAGGAGTTAAGCGGGGATGTAAGAATTGTACTGGAAAACAGGCTTGAAGCATCAAAGACAAGCGTAAAAAAATACGTAGCCATGCAGAACCTTCTGGGAAAAGATGAGAGAGTAAGAGGGTTGATACAATTCTATGGGGCGAACAGGACAGGAAGATATGCAGGCCGTTTCGTGCAGGTGCAGAACCTTCCGAGAAACTACATGGATACCCTGGATCTTGCAAGGGAAATGGTTAAACACAAGGAATATGGAAATCTCAAAATGACTTACGGGAATGTCCCTGATGTTCTGTCACAGCTCATTCGTACCGCATTCGTTCCAAGTAAGGGAAACAAGTTTATAGTTGCCGACTTTTCTGCCATAGAAGCAAGAGTGATTGCCTGGCTTGCGGGGGAGCAATGGAGACTTGATGTGTTCGAAGGGCATGGGAAAATATATGAGGCATCTGCGTCCATGATGTTCGGAGTGCCAATCGAGAAAATAGCTAAGGGAAATCCCGAATACGCATTAAGGCAGAAAGGAAAAGTTGCAGAACTTGCACTGGGGTATCAAGGCGGACCAGGGGCTCTTATGGCAATGGGTGCTCTGAATATGGGACTGACTGAAGAAGAACTGCCGGGAATAGTGGAAGCATGGAGAAATGCCAATCCTAATATTGTGAAACTGTGGAAAAATGTCCAAGATTGTGCAATTAAAACAGTTAAGACCGGAGGAACTTACTCTTATAACGGAATAAAATTTTCAAGAGAGATGGTAAAAAGAAAACTGGATTTCCTTACGATAACACTGCCAAGCGGAAGAAAATTATTTTATGTGAATCCGCTGAGAACGAACAACAGCTGGGGCTCAGAGATAATAGAATACAACGGGCTTGACCAGATAGCCAAGAGATGGACTGCTCTAAAGACATACGGCGGAAAATTGACGGAGAACATAGTGCAGGCGGTAGCAAGGGATTGCCTGGCAGAGAGCATAAAGCGGATAAAATCGGCAGGATTTGACATTGTGATGCACATACATGATGAGATAGTCGTCGATGCACCAAAGAATGTAACAGTGGAAGAAATATGCGACATAATGAACAGAAATATAGAATGGGCTCCAGGGCTTACTTTGAGAGCCGATGGATTTGAATCAGAGTATTATAAAAAGGACTAGGGGGTGAGAAAATGAAAAATGACAAGCTTATAAAAATAAGTACAGCAAATTCAAGGACAGATAAGAAATGGAAACGAGAAGAGATTTACTGGAGCGATTTCGTTAAAAGACTGGAATCGCCTCATAGAAGTCCTGAGAAACTGGATGAATATATGAGCTACGCAAAATCAAAACAGGATAGTTTGAAAGATGTCGGCGGATATGTTGGAGGTCTGCTGAAAGATAACTTAAGAAGAGCAGGAAATGTAATTTCAAGGGATCTCGTAACCCTTGACCTGGACAATATAAAGCCCGGAGGAACAGCTGATGTCTTGAGAACCTTGAAAGCTCTGAACTGTGCTTATGCAGTGCATAATACAAGGAAACACACCGAATACCGTCCGAGACTGCGTGTAATATTTCCTACTGGAAGAACATTGAACGCCGAGGAATACGAACCTGTAGCAAGAAAACTGGGGGAAATGATAGGTCTTGAAATGTGCGATAAAACTACATTCCAGGCGGAAAGGCTGATGTTCAACCCTAGCATTTCATCAGATGTTGTATATATCTTTGACTATTCCGACAGTCCGTTTTTAGATGTTGACGGCATTCTCGGAATGTACGATGACTGGAAAAATATCCAGGAATGGCCAGGAATGAACGAACAGAAAATAAAACTCCCTAAAAAACAGGAAGATCCGACTGAAAAAGGCGGAGTAGTAGGAGCCTTCTGCAGGGAATACGACATAATAAAAGCAATAGACGAATATCTGCCAGGAGCTTACGAATTTACTGATACAGAAGACAGGCTTACATATCTGGGTGGGAGCACATATGGCGGAGCTATATTATACGAAAATGGTAAATTCCTATATTCCCACCATGCAACCGACCCTGCCGGAGGTAAGTTATGCAATGCTTTCGATTTAGTCCGGATTCACTCTTTTTCTGAACTGGACGATGATGTAAAGGCGAATACCCCGGCCAACAGATACCCAAGTTTTATGGCTATGTCAAAGCTTGCACTTGAAAACAGCAAAATAAGAATTGAAGTACAGAAGGAACGTATAGGGAATGCGGAAGCCATATTTAAAAATGATACGTCCGAAGAAGAAATTGACGACGACTGGATGGCACTGCTTGACACAGATACTAATGGTAAAATTATCAATAATTCAAAAAATATACTAGTAATCCTTGAAAATGAGCCTGAACTCAAAGGAAAAATGGCATATGATGTATTTTCAAACAGGGCATTCGCACAGGGAAAGCTGCCTTGGTCGGACAACAATAATGTAAGGGAATGGGAAGACGGGGACGATGCAAGGCTGAGAGTAAGGCTTGACGTAAAATACGGTATACAGGGCAAGACAAAGATAGATGACGCACTAACTGAAGTGTTCCTGAAGAACAGCTATAACGAACCGAAAGAATTTCTGGATGGGCTGATATGGGACGGCGTGAAAAGGCTTGATACCCTGCTCATAGATTATCTAGGAGCCGAAGACAACATATATACGAGGGAAGTAATCAGGAAGTCGCTTATTGCATGCTGTGCAAGGGCTATAAAAAATGAGCCTGTAAAATTTGACGAAATGATAATTCTGAACGGACCGCAAGGGATAGGTAAAAGTACTTTTTTAAGTAAAATCGGCATGAAATGGTTTTCCGACAGCCTGAAAACTTTTGAGGGGAAAGATGCAGCTGAAGTAATTCAGGGCACATGGGTCAACGAAATCGGGGAACTTGATTCGTTTAATAAGAGTGAAGTTACAACAATAAAGCATTTTTTGTCCAAAATGACCGACATATACAGAGAAGCGTATGGCCGAAGGACGAAGAAATTTCCGAGAAGAGCCATATTTTTCGGCACATCCAATAACACCGAATTTTTAAAAGATACTACAGGAAACAGGAGATTCTGGCCGGTCGATGTGGGAATTCAGGACAGAAAAAAGAACATATTCGGAGACCTTGATGGCGAAATAGAGCAAATCTGGGCGGAAGCAAGGGATGCTTTTGACAAAAATGAGAGCCTTCTACTGAGCGAAGAGGCACAAGTAATAGCAAAAGAAGAACAAGAAAGCCACCGTATGAGAGATCATAGGGAAGGAATGATTCAGGAATTCATAGAAAAGGAAATTCCCGACTGTTGGGAATCCTTGACCGAAGATGAAAAGAAAAGCTTTTATAAAGGAAATCTTAAAGGAGATTTTAATTTTATTGTAAGAAACAGGGTATGTATTCCTGAAATATGGGAGTTTTGCTTAGAATCTGATTTGAGAAATTTAAAAAAATCTGATGCAATAGCCCTGAATAAAATCCTGGAGATGCAGAAAGGCTGGGATAGAATGAAAACACCTTCAAGATTCGGGAAATACGGAATGCAAAGGGGTTTTAAGCGTAAAGAACAATAGTTATTTATCGAAACGCTGCCCACCTGATTTTTCGCGGGTTTCTTCCCTAAATTTGTCAAAAATTTTGAAATTTTGAGTTTGTTGACAGAGTTTGTAGACATTTTCGGGAATCCTGTCTACATTCTCAAAAGTTTGTTGACAGAGTTTGTAGACAGAAAAAGTCAGTATTTATAGTACTTCCAGAAATTTGTCTACATTCTCAAAAAAAGTTTGTTGACATCTCAAAGTCAATATTTATAGTACTTATATATCATTTGTCTACAAACTATTATAAAATTAACATAAAAAATATAAATTAGAGAGATTAGAGGGAATTAGGGAGACATATATATGCCTAATTCTCCCTAAACTGCCTAATCCCAAAAATCTTATATTCATATAAGGAGTTTGTAGACATGTAAAAAATAGCTATAAGGTTTGTAAATATTGGTTTACGTCTATTTTATAAGGAAAAACAAAGTTAAAAGTTTGTAGACAAAATACATTCAAAACCTTTAAAATCAAGGGTTGAAAGGAAAATTAAAATGAGAGAAAAAGATATTGAAAATTACTTAAAAGAAAGTGTAAAAAAAATAGGAGGAAGGACTTATAAATTTACAAGTCCTGGAAATGCAGGAGTACCCGATAGGATATGCATAATACCAGGGGGATTTATATTTTTTGTGGAGCTTAAGGCACCAGGAAAAATAACAAGGCCTTTGCAGGATAGGCAGATTGCGAAACTTAGAAATTTAGGCTGTGTGGTATATGTGGCAGATTCAAATGAACAGATAGACAGGATAATGGGGGATTACGATGCTTTACAGACCTCATGATTATCAAAAATACTGCATAGAAAAAATAATTGGAATAAAAAAAGTTGCACTTATGCTTGACATGGGACTTGGAAAAACATCAATAACGCTGACAGCTTTGGATGACCTGCTTTATAACAGATTTGAATCAGGTAAAGTGCTTGTTATTGCACCTAAAAAAGTTGCAGAGTCATCATGGCATACGGAGGCGGAAAAATGGGATCACCTGAAAAATCTGAAATTCTCAAAAGTCATGGGGACAAAAACTCAGAGACTTAAGGCACTGTACACCAATGCCGACATATACATAACCAACAGGGATAATGTTGTATGGCTGGTGGATTATTATAAACACGACTGGCCATTTGATACTGTTGTTCTGGACGAATCTTCGAGTTTTAAGAACCATCAGTCGAAGAGATTTAAAGCCCTGAAGGCAATAAGTCCGAAAATAGAAAGGATGGTACAGCTTACAGGAACTCCTTCGCCAAATGGTCTTATCGACCTGTGGGCACAACTTTATCTGCTTGACGGGGGAGAAAGATTGGGAAAAACAGTGACATCATACAGGGAAAGATATTTTAATCCTGATCAGAGAAACCAGCATCAGATTTTTTCATGGAAGGCAAAGCAAGGGTCAAATGAATCAATAAAGGAAAAAATATCGGACATATGTATTTCCATGAAAGCGGAAGACTATCTCCAGCTTCCTGACATCACTTACAATACAATCAGAGTGGAACTGGACAGCAAGGCAAGAGAATCATACGAGGAAATGGAAAGAGAACTTGTGCTTGAACTCGAAAACGGAGAAGAAATAGATGTCGTAAATGCGGCCGCATTATCTAATAAACTGCTTCAGCTTAGCAACGGAGCTGTGTATGACGAAAATGCTAAAATTCATGAAATACATAAATGCAAGATTGAAAGTTTTATGGAGCTGGTGGAATCGCTTGAAGGGAAAAATCTGCTTGTATTCTATGCATTCAAACACGACCTTTCAAGAATAAAGGAAGCTTTAGCTAAAAGTGGAAAGAAAATCAGAGTTCTTTCAAATGATGATGACATCAGGGACTGGAACAGCGGAAAAATCGATATCTTGCTTGCACATCCCGCAAGTGCGGCGTACGGACTTAACCTTCAGGACGGAGGGAACCATGTCATTTGGTTCGGTCTTAACTGGAGCCTTGAACTCTATCAGCAAGCTAACAAGAGACTGCACAGGCAGGGACAGAAGGAAAAGGTTATTATACACCACCTTGTCTGCAGTAATACACGTGACGAGGACGTCATGAAAGCACTGCAAAGTAAAGGTGACATACAGGAGGAACTGCTGCAGAGCCTGAAGGCGAGAATAGAAAAATACAGGGAAGTGAAAAGATAATGGCTAGAAAATTAAAGTTGAAAAAACTAGACAAGAAGGAAGTTAAAAAGGAAATACTAGAGAACGGAGAAGTGCATATGTTCCTGTTCTCAGTGTACAAGGCATCAGGTTACCTACTGGACAGGTTCAGACTTTTCAGTCAGCTTGGGCTTAACAGACACTGTCCGGAACCGAACAGGGAGCTTGACATGAAGAAGGTTAAAATTAAAAACATGGGAAACTATCCGATGCTTGAAAATTATGAAGGGCTAAAAAGCCTTATCGAACAGACAGTCAGGATGACGTTCCTTTTCCATAGTCCCGAAATGAAGAAAAAATATAATTTCGATAATAAAATCTACCGTGACAGGGGGATGCATGCACTGTATGACGGATTAAGAGGTATTTTTGATAAATTCTATTCCGAAAAATTGAAGGATGACCTTCCATGTGAAGATCCTGAAGTTGCTGAAGCCCTTGAAACTTTAAAAGACATCATAGTCAATTTTAAAGTGGTTCAGATGTTTACGGATAAAGATCTAGACATAGATGCGAGGTTAAGAAAATATTCAAGGACATTAATCACAAAATTTAACAAGCATTTCCTGCCGTACACGGCGGAAATAATCGAGAGCGGGAGTTAGAAATAAGGAGGATAGAAAAAGAGTGAAAATAGTGCTAATAAATTTACTGTATAAAAAGATAGACGACTGTACTAATTTGAAAAACAAATATGGATTGAGAGACCCAAGCTATCATATACTAAGCGGAAAAATAGAAGCATACAGCGAAATAATAGAATTACTGAATGGGGGGAGAAAACGCGTTGAGTAGAACATATAAAAACGGAGTAGAGTTGAGTAGCGTTGAGAACAACGTGAAAAGTCCCAAGCATTACAGACTTGAAGGACTTAACATAGAAAGTATTGATGTAATCAGGGCAACACTTGGAAAAGAAGGCTTTAAGTCATTCTGCAAGGGGAACATAATGAAATATTTAATCCGTGCGGAGAAGAAAAACGGACTGGAGGACTATAAAAAGGCACAGATTTACCTGGGCTGGTACTTAAAAGAATGTGAGGAGGAAAAGAATGGAAGCACTGAAAGAATTTGATATAGAGGAACTACTGAAAAGACAGGCGATACTTGACAGGAAATTTGACAAAAAAGAAACAATCAGAAAAAGAACTCCGGGAAGAACATGCGTTGCATTTCTTACTGAACTCGGAGAACTCGGACAGGAGCTTAAGAGCGACTGGAACTACTGGAAAAATCACACTAAACCAGTCGACAGAAGAAAAGCATTGGAGGAATTATCGGATTGCCTGCATTTCTATCTGAGCTACATCAATCAGCTGACTTTCAGAAACACAGGATATCACGATTTATATTTTTGGAAAAAGTTCTATCCGGATTTTGAAACAGCGTTCATAATTCTGTCAAACATGGCTGAAGAAACAGAAAACAGAATCTTCGGTGCAATGTTGAAAATAGCAGAGCACACAGGGTCAACGGAAGAAGAGTTTCTGAAAGTGCATCATGAGGTGTGGTTAAGAAATACAGAAGAACGGACAAAGGGGGAATATTAATGGCAACGGCAAGAGCGATAGCGGAGGAAGTGGCAAAGATTCTGAAGGAGGACAGGGAAATTAAAATACAGAAAAACCTGACTCCGTTCCAGCGGACAGAAAAATTATTATATGAGCTGAAATATTTAAAAGGGGCCATAGAGGTTAAACGTGAGAGGCTCTCAGGCTTGCATAATGCCCCCGTACTGCTTTCCAAAAAAGAAACAGGTGTAAATGTTCAGGCAACTAAAAAATATCTCTCAGAAGTCGAAAAAATCGAAAATATGATAGAGAACTGCGAAAAAGAGATACAAAGAATTGAACATGTCGTTAGCATGACGGAAAATGCACTAAAAAATATCGAGGACGATAAATATTATAAAATTATCGAATTAAAATATTTTGAGGAAATGACACTTGAATATGTAGCCGAGAAATTCAATGTGGATGAAAGGACAATAAGGCGTCAGAAAAACAGGCTTGTCAATAGATTAAGAGTGTTAATTTTTTCAGACAGCGTAATCCAGGATATTATGAAATATTAAAAAAAATTAATGAAAATGTCCGGTTCGTGTCCTTGTATAAAAATTTATATGTGTTATAATAGGTTAGAATGGAAATTTAAGGTTTTAGGAAATCCGAGATATTTTTTGCTGAGGCGGGATTCATGAGCCACACGCCTGGCTATCAGAAGACAGTGTAAAAGCTGTCTTTTTTTTATTTTTGAAAAACAGAAACGAGGTGAAACAGGTATGAAATTGACAGAAAAGCAGAAACGCTTTGCGGATTACTACATCGAAACGGGGAATATAACAGAGGCGGCCATAAAATCCGGATACAGTAAGAAAACGGCAAGAGTGATAGGGCAGGAAAACCTGCTTAAACCTGCTATAAAGGACTACATCGACAGGAAACTGAAGGCTTTGGAGAGCGAAAGGACTGCATCTGCCAAGGAAGTGCTTGAGATGTTGACCTCGTCGATGCGGGGCGAACTGAAGGAAGAAGTCGTCGTGGTAGAAGGCACGGGGGACGGATGCAGTGACGCAAGGATAATTGAAAAGCAGATAGGACTTAAGGACAGAATAAAGGCTGCCGAACTGCTTGGGAAACGGTACAGGTTGTTTACAGACAAGGTCGAAGTTGAAGGAGTCCTGCCTGTCATGATTGTAGGTGAAAGCGAACTTGAAGAGTAGGAAGGTCAGACTGCCTGAGATAGTCGGCAAGGGATATAAGGACTTCTGGAACTTCAAGGGCAGATACAAGGTCGTGAAAGGGTCAAGGGCGAGTAAGAAAAGCAAGACCGTGGCACTTTGGATAATCCACAGCATGATGAAATACAGAGGTGCAAATACCCTTGTTGTACGTAAGGTGTACAGAACCCTTAAGGACAGCTGTTATTCGGATTTAAGATGGGCGATTAACAGGCTGGGCGTACTTGAATATTGGGAATTCAAGGAAAGTCCGCTTGAAATAACATACATACCGACAGGACAGAAAATACTTTTCAGGGGATTTGACGATCCGCTTAAAATAACCTCAATATCCGTATCGGATGGGGTACTCTGCTGGTGCTGGTGTGAAGAGGCATATGAGATAAACAGGGAGCAGGATTTCAATATGCTTGACGAAAGTATCAGGGGGATTGTGGAACCGCCTCTATTCAAGCAGTTTATAATATCATTCAACCCCTGGAATGAGAGGCACTGGCTTAAGAAGAGATTTTTTGATGTTGAAGATGAAAAAAACATAATGGCCAAAACGACAAACTATATGTGTAACGAATGGCTTGACGAGTCTGATAAAAAGCTATTTGAAGATATGAAGAAAAACAACCCTAGACGTTATCAGGTTGCGGGCTTGGGAAACTGGGGAATAGTTGAAGGGCTGGTATATGAGAACTGGGAAGAGAAGGAATTTGATTATACGGAAGTGGCGAAAATGCATGGAGTCAAATCGGCATTTGGGCTTGACTTCGGGTATACCAACGACCCTACTGCGTTATTCTGTGGGCTGATAGATGTGGCAAATAGGACAATATACGTATTTGACGAAATTTATCAGAATGCTATGAAGAACAGGGAAATAGCGGAAGAAATAATCCGCAAGGGATATGGAAAGGAAAAAATAACTGCCGACAGTCAGGAGCCTAAGTCAATAGACGAGCTTTATGACTTAGGACTTAAGGGAATAAGAAATTCAAGGAAAGGTAAGGACAGTATCAATAATGGGATCCAGTACATTCAGGATTATAAAATCATAATACATCCACGATGCGTTAACTTCATTACCGAGATATCCAACTACATGTGGGACAAGGATAAGTTCGATAATACGGTTAATAAGCCTGTGGACGATTTTAACCACTTGATGGATGCCATGAGATATGCACTGGAAGACTACACGAAAGGCCCTACATTTTCTTTTGATTAAGGAGCTAAAATGTTTGAGTTTATAAAAAGATTTTTTAGGAGAAAAGATAAAATGGAAAAGGATAATATAAGCTTATCTGAAGTTGAAAGTATTATAATGTGGCATTTTTCAAGCGACAGTTACAGAATGATGCTTGACGGCAACAGATATTATGCGGGGGAGCATGACATACTGAAAAGAAACAGAACAGCGATAGGTGATGACGGAAAACTGATAACTATTAACAACTTGCCGAATAATAAGATTGTTAACAATCAGTATAAAAAACTGGTAAAACAGAAAGTAAACTATATAGCATCTAAGACACCCAGTATAAGTACTGATAATGAAAAATACAACGAGCTGCTAAATGATTTATTCGATAAAGGATTCCTCAAAACGATTAAAAGGATAGCCACTGATGTATATAATAATGGCATCGGATGGCTATTTTTATATGTCGATGGGGAAGGAAATTTGAAATTTAAGAGGATTAATTCAGTCGAAGTTATTCCTGTGTGGATTGACAACGACCACACAGAACTTAAATACGCAATCAGAAAATATACCAACCAGGTATACAGAAACGGAAGATACGAAAAAGAAACGCATATAGAGTTATACAAGGACTCAGGAGTTGAATATTACACACTGAATGATAATAAGCTTAGCTTGATTGAGAAAAAAACATACCTGACAGTTGACGACACACCATATAACTGGCAAAGAATACCGCTTATAAGTTTCAGGGCTGATGAATTGGAACAGCCTCTGCTTAACAGGGTAAAATCACTGCAGGACGGACTTAACATGCTTATGAGTGACTTCATGAACAATATGCAGGAGGATAGCAGGAACACGATACTAGTTATAAAGAACTATGATGGTGAGAACCTGGGTGAGTTCAGGAGAAACTTGGCAACATATGGAGCCGTAAAGGTTAGAGAAGAAGGAGAAGTGTCAAGCTTACAGGTTGAAGTAAATGCAGGAAACTATGATGCAATAGTTAAACTTTTGAAACAGACAATAATCGAAAATGGAGCAGGATTTGACAGCAAGGCCGATACACTTGGAAATAACCCGAATCAACTTAATATTCGTTCGATGTATTCTGAAATTGATTTGGAGGCAAATGATTTTGAGACTGAATTTCAAGCAAGTTTTGAAGATCTGCTGTGGTTTGTTGCAAATCATTTAAAGAATACTGGACAGGGTGATTTCCTTGCTGAAAAGGTTGAAGTTGTACTGAACAGGGATATACTAGTTAATGAAAGTCAGGCAATAATGGACATCAAAAATTCAGTTGGGATAATATCCGAAGAAACAATACTCGCTCAGCACCCATGGGTTATAGATGTGCAGGCAGAACAGGAAAGGCTGAAGAAGGAACGTGAAGAAAAAATTAAGACTGAAGACTATGGAAAATTCGGAGAGCATAATCACTCTGATGATATAGATGAGTAAGAAATACTGGCAGGACAGATTTATCGAGGAAGAGGAACGGCTTAATAAGATAGCGGGAGACGAATTCCGGAGACAGCAGCTGGAATATGAGAGGGCTATTGCGAGAATGAATAAAGACATCGAAGTATGGTACAACAGAATCGCTAAAAACAACGATGTATCACTTGCGGAAGCTAAGAAGATGCTTAACAATAAAGAACTTAAAGAATTCAGGTGGACACTTGACGAATACATCAAGTACGGAAAAGAGAATGGGATTGACAAGAACTGGAATAAGGAGCTTGAAAATGCGAGTGCAAGAGTGCATATAGAAAGACTTGAAGCTATGAAGTTGCAGGTAAGAGGGGAAATAGAAAAGCTTTATAATGGCCGTGAAAGTGGATTTGAAAGTTATCTTAAAAATCTTTATAAAGACCAGTACAACCGTACAGCTTTTCAGATAGCAAAAGGTACAGGGGTAGGAACAAACATATACAGTCTGAATGACAAGTTAGTAAATACAGTTATTAAAAAGCCATGGGCTCCTGACGGCAAAAACTTTAGCGACAGGATATGGGAAGACAAGGACAAGCTTATAAATACTCTGCATACGGAAATGACACAAGCATTTATCAGAGGTGACAGTTTAGAGAAACTGGCGGATAAAATAGCTGAGAAAATGAAAGTATCAAAGGCAAATGCATCAAGACTGGTATATACAGAAAGTGCGGCTTATTCAAGCAGGGCAAGGCTTAAGAGTTATCAGGATTTGGGAGTGGAAAAATATGAAATAGTGGCCACACTTGACAACAGGACATCAGATATATGCCAGGATATGGATGGTAAGGTATTTGACTTAAAGAATTATGAAGTCGGAGTCACTGCGAATCCGTTCCATGTCAGATGTCGTACTACTACAGCCCCTTATTTTGATGAAACGGAAGGCGAAAGAGCAGCAAGGAATGAGACAACAGGAGAAACTGAGTATGTTCCGGCAAACATCACGTATAAGGACTGGAAGGAAAAATATCTTGATAATAATTCAGAGCTAACAGATAAACCGAAAAAAACATCTAAAAAACAGAAGACACTTGATGACATTAATTCAATAGAGGAGATGGAGGAGTTTACAAAATCGCAGAACTGGTTTTATAAAAATGACAGTTTTAATTCAAATGAACTGCTTTCTTACGAGGGGATGGAACTCGAAGCTGCAAAATCTGTTCATAAGACTTATGAAAAAGTATTTGAAAGATATCCTCAGATGAAAGGTAGATTGGCCGCTTTTAACACTCATAAACTGAAAGATCCAAAGCATTTTGCAAACTGCAATGTCGGAACAGGTCAGGGTGGAATAACTTTCAATAAAATTTACTACGGTAATTTGGAAAAATTTAAAAAACAAGTAGCTAAACTTGTAGAGAGAGGATATTTTCCAGAAGGAACAACCTGGGAAGGTATAACAATGCATGAAATAGGACATGCAGTCGATGACTTTCTCTCCTTTAATGCGAAAGTTTTTGGGGAGCCTCCTAACAAAAAAATAGCTTCGAATTTAGTATCAAGTAAAATAAGGCCTAAAATATTTAGAAAATTAAAATTACAAATTGGGGATATAGCAGAAAAATTGAGTGATTACGCAACTACAGATGCTCAGGAAACATTTGCAGAAGCATTTTCGGAGTTTATGACAAGCCCTAAACCGAGAGAACTTGCAAATGAGTACGGTAAAACAATTGATGAAATGTTTAGTAAAATAGAAGTAGAAGATAGTTTTAAAGGATTGAGTTCAGGAAATAAAACGGTTATCCTGGAGAAAGACGTACGTTATAGGAAACTTGGCAATATAAAAAATACAGGGTATAATAATCCCGTAGATCTGTTAAGAAAATATGAGCAGAAAATAGTAAAAAATACTTATGAAAGTGCGATGGTAATAACCGAAAGTGGAGAGATTTATGTGGCAAAAGGTGATGCGAATTCGATATCTCTACATAAAATGAATATACCTTATAAAAATTCATACTTTACACATAATCATCCAGAAGGATTACATGAATGGGGGTTAAGTAATGATGATTTTACATTTTTTACTAATCACGAATTAAGATATATGGCGGCGATAGATGAAAAATACATACATGAATTATCTAGAAATTTGTTTGAAATGAAAGATATCGACTTAAATATGGATCCGCGAAAACTTGAGAATGTAAATTTTGAAAATGTTGCAGAAGTTTTACAGGTGCAAAAAGCTAAGGAAAAGAAACTGAAATATAGGAGAAAAAGACATGTTGTCAAAAAATCACAGGCTTTATAAAGCTTTCAAGGAAATGAAAAACAAAGAAAAAGAGATCCAGAAAAAGAAAAATGAGATATCCTGGGAAGGCTTGGACAGTCCTTTCATAGAAACTGAAATAAAGTTACACAGGGATTTTTTCGAATTTATGATGGAAGTTCTTGAAGAAGAGAAGGATTTAACGTTTAAAATTTCAGATTTAGAGAACTTGTACAAGAATGATAAAGAACAGTAATAATTCAAGAGCGGTTTGACGACTGCTCTTTTTTGTTTACAGGAGGGAAAATGATAAAACTGAACATTTATCACAGCGATGGAAACTACATGGGAGTATCGTATGGTGGAACTTTAAAGGGATTCATTAAAAAAGCTGATAAAGGTAAAAGTATAAAGTTAATAAGCGATGGAAAAGAATGGTATATAAACTCAGCACTGATACTGGCATTTGAGGAGGTGAAGTAAGAATGGTAAAAAGTTATAGAAAAAGACCTGTCGTAATAAAAGCTGTACAGTTTACAGGTGATAATATCGGACAGGTTTTAGATTTTACAGAAAATAAAATTAAATATGACCCTAAATCCAACGAGTATTGCTGTGAAACTTTGGAAGGTTTTTTACATATTTCAAAAAATGATTTTATCATAAAGGGTGTAAATGGCGAATTTTATCCCTGCAAGCCTGATATTTTTGAAAAGAGCTATGAAGAGATATAAATTCTTTTTTCGCCTTTTTTTTGGATTTGAAGGCGTAAAAGAACAAATCAGACATAATACCGCTGACATACAGCGTAAAAAATGAAGGAGTGATTATTTTATGAACAAAGAGGATCTGTTGAAACTTGGACTGACAGAGGAACAGGCTGAAAAAGTGTTATCAGCCAACACGGAACAGCTGAAAGGATTTATCCCGAAGGCAAGATTTGATGAAGTGAACAATGCAAAGAAACAGGCTGAGAAAGATTTATCTGAAAGGGATAAACAGCTTGAAACTCTGAAGAACAGTACAGGGGATGTTGAAACTCTTAAAAACACTATTAAGCAGCTTCAGAATGAAAACAAGGCAACAAAGGAGCAATATGAAGCAAATATATCTAAAATAAAATTAGAAAATGCTATTGATAATGCTCTTGGAAATGCTAAAGCTAAAAATTCAAAAGCTGTAAGGGCTTTACTGGACATGGAAAAGATAAAGTTTGAAAATGATAATTTATCTGGACTGAATGAACAGATAGAAGCACTAAAAGAGGCAGAAGATTCAAAATTCCTTTTCGAAGAAATCAAGGAACCTGCCAAACCAAGTTTCAGCGGTGTAGAGCCAGGGGCATCAACAGGAGAAACAAATCCTGGATCAGGTGCACCCGAGACATATTCTCAGATGATGGCAAGATTGGGATAACAATAAAAAAAATTAAAGGAGGAATAATTTATGCCAGCAGCAATTTTTGATTCAAAACAGTTTAATCCTGAATTATTCGGGAAGTATTATGAAACAATTCCAAAACTTAAAAGGAATGAACTACTGAAATCGGGAGCTATTAATAACGCCCCTCAGTATAAAGCAATGATGGAAGAACAGACAGGGGGGAACTACATAACAGTACCTCTGTTTGGAAGAATAGGCGGAACTGCCGTAAACTATGACGGAAAGACAGATATAAATGCTACAGCAATGGATACATTCTCGCATTCAAGAGTAGTGATAGGAAGGGCTAACGGATGGATTGAGAGGGACTTCTCACATGACATTACAGGTGGAGTAAATTTCATGGATCAGGTAGGTAAGCAGGTATCGGACTACTGGGATGACCTGAACCAGGGGATATTATTATCTATACTTAAAGGGATATTCTCAATGACGGGTACAGATAATGAAAAGTTTGTAAATGAGCATACTTATGACGTGTCAAAAGAAACGGATACAGCTAAACAGGTATTCAGCCCTACAACTCTGAACAATGCACTGCAGAAAGCTGTCGGTCAGAATAAGGCAAAATTTTCAATTGCAATAATGCATTCACAGGTTGCAACAAACCTTGAAAACCTTCAGTTACTAGAGTATCTGAAATATACAGACGCAAACGGAATACAGAGAGACCTGACACTTGCAACACTGAACGGAAGAACTGTATTGATTGATGACTCAATGCCAACTGAAGAAGTTGCCAAATCAGGAAGCAATCCAGCGTACACTAAATATACTACTTATGTGTTAGGAGCAGGAGCATTTGAATTTACTGATGCAGGGGCAAAAGTACCTCATGAAATGCACAGAGACCCAAAAGTCAATGGCGGACAGGACACATTGTATTCGAGAGAAAGAGTGTGTTATGCACCTTACGGAATCTCTTTCACTAAATCAAGCATGGCCACTCTGTCGCCAACTGATACTGAACTTGAGATGGGAGCAAACTGGGAGTTGGTAAATGATAATGCTACAGGAACGAAAAAATACATTGACCATAAAGCAATCCCTATCGCAAGAATAATTTCAAGAGGATAGTTTCAGGAGGAAAAATCTTATGGAGTATGTGGAAAACATTAAGGAAGACGTGATAAAAACATTAAAGTCGGTAGGCTATGAAGTCGTAGATGCCGACTTATTTTTATTGGAACAGAGTATCGAAAAGGTTAAGTCTTATATTAAAAACAAGACTAATCAGAATAAAGTTCCTGAGGGTTTAAAATACATCTGGATTGAACGGAGTACAGGCGAGTTTTTATATTTTAAGAAATCACTTAACCAGCTTGAATTGAAAGGCTTAGATTTTGACCGTGTAGCAAAAGAAATAAGCGAAGGCGATACTAAGGTAGTCTTTGAAGATACAAAGAGCGAAGGAGACAAATTTGAGGTTTTCACGACATATCTGATGACAAGAGGAGAGGAAGAACTCTTGAGATACAGGAGGATAGTATGGTAAAGGAATTGGAAAAGGCAAAAAAGGCTATACAGTCGCTATGGACTGGAGTTTGCAATATATTTGGATTTAAAGATGTTGAAGACAAATACGGAGCAACAACCCATGCAGAAGTGACGTTGTTTAAGAATTTACCGTGCCGGTTAAGTTTTAAGAATATCAGCCAGACCAGTCAGACGGAATCTTTCGCTGTGAGTTCTCAGGTCGTGAAACTGTTCATTGCTCCTGAAGTTTACGTCCCTCCGGGTAGCGTAATTGAAGTCACACAGAACGGAATAACAAGGAAATATAAGCACTCAGGAATATCGGCGGTTTATACGAACCACCAGGAAATAGTGCTTGAAGCATATAAAGGAAGTGCTTAAATGGGAACAAGTAAAGTTAAAGTAGATTTTTCGGAAATAAGAAAAGCCGCTGAAACATTAAGTCAGGCAAATACGGCACTGCTGCTTGAAAATATCACCAATGAACTGGGTGCAAGGTTACTTGCAAAAGCAATCAAAAGAACGCCTGTTGACAAAGGAACATTGAGACGTGGCTGGGACGCAAGTATAGGGGCGAAAGCGGTCAATACTGGTGGAGGATACACTGTGACAATAACAAATAGTGTTGAGTATGCGTCTTATGTAGAATTTGGGCACAGGCAGACTCCAGGAAGGTATGTTCCAGCAATTGGAAAATCGTTAAAAAAATCATGGGTTACAGGGCAGTTTTTTCTTACAAAGGCAGAACTGGAACTGGAAAAGGAATTGCCAAAAATAATTGAAAAGAAACTTGAAGCGTGGATAAAGGAGGTACTTGGAGGATGATAAACGACATAATGAATGCACTGACTGGAAAGCTAAAGGAAACATTCGGGGTAAAGATTTACATCAACCAGATCCCTCAGAATTTCGAAGAGCCCTGTTTTTTCGTGCATGTAATAAGCACTGATAAAACTCAGATTGTTGATTTAAGGTACAAAGCAGTGACAGTGTTCAGGATTGATTATATAGCTGATGAAAATAAAAAGAATTCAAGGGAAATATATGACGTGATTGAAAAACTTAACAGTATCACTAATCTTATAACACTGGAAAATGGAGATATCTTGAGAGGCACTGAGAGAAAAACTGAGATACAGGACGGGAATACGCACAGCTTTATTCAGTTCAGTTATTTTATTCGTGAGAAAAAGGAAAATGATAAGATGGAAAATCTTTCGATAGAAGGAGGCATTAAAAAGAATGGCTAAGAAAAACGAAACAAATACAAGCTTTACAAAGGAACAGCTGTACAGTTCGAAAAAATATGAAATGCAGAAGGATATTCTCGGAGTAATGCTTGAAGAGGAAAAGGAATACACTTTTGACGAAGTGGATAACTTAATAAAAGAATTTTTAAAGAGAGAGGTGGAATAGATGGCATACGGAGGAGGTACATGGTTATTTCAGAATAAAGTTTTGCCAGGTACTTATATAAACTTTGTCAGCCTAGCAAGAGCTATCGTATCACTTGCTGACAGAGGTTATGTGGCAATGGCAATGGAACTTGACTGGGGAGTAGATGGTGAAGTGTTCACCGTTGAAAATTCTGATTTTCAGAAAAACAGCCTGAAAATATTCGGGTATAGCTACGACCATGAGAAAATGAAAGGTTTAAGGGACTTATTTTCTAATGCGAAGACAGTCTACTGCTATAAGCTGAATGAAGGGGCAAAGGCAAGTAATGACCTGGCCACTGCAAAATATGCAGGTGAAAGAGGGAACAGCATTAAAATAACAGTGGCGGCTAATGTTGACGCTCCTACAATGTTTGATGTGACTACTCTGCTTGACAATAAAAAAGTGGACGTTCAGACAGTAAAAACAGCAAAGGATTTAGTAAATAATGATTTTGTGGATTTTAAAACAGGGGCAACATTAACCCCGACAGTTGCAAAACCGCTTGAAAACGGAACAAATGGAAGTGCAGTGACAGGAACGGAATATCAGAAGTTCCTGGATAAAATTGAAACTTATTATTTCAACACACTGGGATGTCTTGCAACTGACGAAACAATTAAAAAGCTTTACATACAGTTCACGAAAAGAATGCGGGATGAAGTTGGAGCTAAGTTCCAGACTGTAGTCTACAGAGGGGCGTATGCAGACCATGAAGGTGTTATTTCAGTTGAAAACAAAACTATTTCCAAAGACGACAAGGAATCGTCTGCAGTGTATTGGGTTACAGGAGCTGAAGCAGGGTGCCATGTCAACAAATCAGTTTCCAATAAAGTTTATGATGGAGATTTTACTTTTGAATTTAAGGAAAATCAGACCGCACTGGAAAACGGTATAAAAGCAGGAAAATTCTTATTCCACAAAGCTGATAACAAGCCAGTTGTTCTTACGGACATAAATACTTTTACATCAATCACAGTAGATAAGAATGACGACTTTACATCTAATCAGGTGATACGTGTGCTTGACCAGATAGCCGTGGATATTGCGAAACTGTTCAACAAGTCATTTGTAGGAAAAGTGGACAACGATGAAGATGGAAGGGTATCACTTAAAGATAATATCGTTGATCATCACAAGGAACTGCAGAGAGTCAGGGCAATTGAGAATTTTGTTGCTGAGGATGTAACAGTTGAAAAAGGGAAAGATAAGAAATCGGTGCTTGTAACGGATAAGGTCACTCCTGTTGCGGCGATGGAAAAATTATACATGAGTGTCATAGTGGCCTAGCTAAATGATTTAAGGAGGTAAGAAATGAGCACAACAATGAACGGTAGAGATGCCGTATCAGGAAGCATGGGAAGATGTTTTGTCACAATAGAAGGTAACAGATATCTTTTGATGCAGGTTATTTCCGTGAAAGCGGAAATGGAGAAGACAAAAACTAAAGTTCCTATCATGGGGCGTTCAGGAAAAGGAAACAAGGCTACAGGCTGGGAAGGTTCAGGAAGTGCGAAGATGCATTACAACACTTCTCTTTTCAGGGAACTTTTACTTAAGTATCAGAATACCGGAGAAGATATATATTTTGACATGCAGCTTGTGAACGAAGACCCTACTTCGACAGTAGGAAGACAGACAGTCATACTGAAAGGATGTAACATAGATGGAGGAACTCTTGCAAGTATTGATGCAGATGCAGAATATCTTGAAGATGAGTTCGACTTTACATTTGAATCCTTCGAAATTCCTGAAAAATTTAAGAATTTACCGGGAATGCAATAATGTTGGAAAAATTTTTCATATGGGTATTAAATCCCGAAGAAGTAGCAGAATTTTTAGCAGATACAACTGTGTGTCTGCTTATTTTTTATATCAATAATACTAATTGGAAAGGTGTTGAAATTAATAATGGATAGTTTAAAAGGATTTTTTAAAGGGAATGCAAAACAGGTAGAAAATGAAAAAGTGGTAATTTCTGACAGATTTGTCGGGGATGACGGAAAGCCACTGGAGTGGGAAATCAGGGCTATAGGAAATGAGACAGATGACGAACTAAGAAATCAGTGTACCTCACAGGTTAAAATTAAGAAAAACGTATACATGCCTAAGCTTGATTACACAGAGTATCTAAAAAAACTACTTGTCGCATGCGTAGTATACCCTAACTTAAATAACAAGGAGTTACAGGACAGCTACACAGTGATGTCAGCAGAGGAACTCCTATCTGCTATGCTTTTGCCGGGAGAGTATAACGCTTTGGCGGAAAAGGTACAGGAAATATGCGGATTTGATAAAGATATCATGGAAGAAAAAATTGAAGAAGCAAAAAACTGATAGAGGAGGATGCAATGGCGGGGTATGCACATTACGCCCTCCACAAGCTTAAAATAATGCCGGGCGATTTTGCCGAGCTCGGTCTCGAAGAAAAAGCATTTATCATAGCAAGCATAAGATTAAAAGTTGAAAATGAGAAGAAGGAAATGCAGAAAATGAAGTCCAAAGCAAGGAGGTGATTCTAATGGGAACAATAAGCTCTTCGATTCAGATGATGGACAGGCTGACTGCTCCCGTGCTTAAGATGGCAAGTGCCATGAGCAGTCTTGTAACCACTATGGAAGTGGCGGACAATAAAAAGATAGACCCCAAAGGTCTTGGAACAATGAAGGATAACATAGCTAAAGCTAACGCAGAGCTTCAGAATTTACAGGCAGAACTTGCAGGAGCAGGCGCTCAGACACAGCAGAATACGGCAAAACAGCAACAGTGGAACAGTTCGATGCATGGCGGAGGTAAAGCCATGAACGGTTTGATAAACAAGCTGAAAGCCGCAGTCGGAATGTATGCTTTGATTAATGGTGCGAAGAAACTGGCGGGGATATCTGACGAGGTCATGACAATAGATGCAAGGCTTAATCTTATAACAGATACATCTGCCCAGAAAAGTAACTTAAAAAATGCAGCGTATCAAATGGCACAGGAGGCGAGAGTTCCACTGAACAGTTTTACAAATGATGTGGCCAAGCTCGGAATCCTTGCCGGGAAAAGATTTTCAAATAATGCTGAGATAATACAGTTCATGGGTAACGCAACAAAAGCATTTAAAGTGGCAGGTACTTCCGCATCTGAAACTGCCGGGGCAATGACACAGCTTAACCAGGCACTTGCGTCAGGAGTACTGCAGGGAGACGAGTTCAGGAGTATCAGGGAAAATGCTCCACTTATCACTCAGGCAATAGCTAAAGAAATGGGTGTATCTCAAGACCACCTTAAGAAACTGGCATCCGAAGGGAAAATAACCGCAGATGTAGTGAGAAGAGCAGTACTGGGAATGACTGATGACATCAACAGGGACTTTTCTAAACTACCTATGACCTGGGGCGAAGTTTGGGTAAAGGCAGGAAACTTTGCATTAAGGACATTTGACCCTCTGCTTAGAATGATTAATCAGATAGCAAACAGTCAGAAATTTAAGTCGATGGCAACAAATATGGCGAGTACGTTCGAAATGGTGGCCGGAGTGATGACAACAGTATTTGACAAAGCACTGGAATTGGCAGGTTGGGTATACGACAAGTGGGATTTAATCAGGCCGGTTGTAATAGCTGTTGCAATTGCAATAGGGGTTTATGCATTAGCTCAAGACATAGCAACTCTTGCAATATGGGCTTATAACACCGCGGCGGGATTTAAAAAGGCGGCCGATATGGCAATGGCTGGGACAAGTTTCGTGGCCACAATGGCACAGCAAGGACTGAACGCGGCGATATATGCGTTCCCTGGAACATGGATTGTGGTTATCATAATAGCAGTTATTGCGGCTGTGATAGGTTTAGTTGTAGGTATGATTTATCTTATCAAAACTATGACAAAAACGGCTACTGTCACAGGAGTTGTCGTGGGAGCATTTGACTGGATGAAGGCTATGCTATGGAACATATGGGCGAGCATAGTCAACGCGATAATATCCGCTATAAATGGGATAATAAGAGGAATAAACGGGCTTATAAGAAGTGCGGCGAAAGGACTGTCGAATTTTGCAAACATATTCATAGATGCATTTAACTGGATAATGCGTGAGGCAGACAAGTTCATTAACGGGCTTTTAAAAACAATGAGCGGTGCGGCTCCGCTGCTGTCTGCAATTGGGATTAACCTGCCTACCTCGACAGGAGGTGCTATGCAACTTGCAAGGGCTAATTTCTCAGCTCCGCAAATAGCAGAAATAAACTATAAACTCGATAAAAAAGATGCAGGTGCAGCGTACAGAAAAGGTGCAGAAAGAGGTAATGTAAAACAGAAAAAATGGGAAAATGACTTAAAAAACGGTTACAAAAATACAAAAGATATGCTGAAAGGTGAACTTGGCGACCTCGGAGGAGGGAAAGGACTTGATCCTGCTGGAACTGGAATGCCAGGTGGCGGAGGCGGTGGAGGGAAAGACCCTAATGGAGTAGGAAAAAATACAGGGAAAACCGCTGACAATACAGGAAAAATGGCCAACAGTCTCGAGGATACAGAAGAGGATTTAAAATATCTGAGGGAACTGGCGGAACAGGAACATATCAATCAGTTCACAACTGCCGAAATAAAAGTGGAAATGAACAATAATAATACGATAGAAAATGAAACTGATATTGATAAAGTGATAAATAAACTGACTGAAAAGATAGAAGAAAAAATGAACATTGTGGCAGAGGGGGTGCATTAACATGTATGACATTTATATTGACAGAATGCTGATTCCAGTGAATCCTGACAAAATAACATACAGCATGAAGAACAGGAATGAGACTGTATCACTCATAAATGCATCTGAAGTGAATCTGTTGAAGTCCGAAGGGCTTAAGGAAATATCATTCAAAATTGTCCTTCCTGCATTCAGATACCCTTACTTAAATACTTTACAGGGATTTAATAAGCCCGGATATTATCTGGATAAACTTCAGCGACTGAAAAGGGACAGGAAAGCGTTCCAGTTCATTGTGTCTCGTAGATATCCGAACAGGAAGGGGTATTTTAACACAAACATGAAAGTCACCCTCGAAGAGTTTACATATTCTGACGATACAGATGAGTTTATGGACATCCCTGTTGAAATCAAACTTAAGGAATACCGCGACCCTAGGGCAACAGCTCTGACAATACTGGATGACAAGATTTCGGGGTTTATCACAAAACCGCGTGCAGTGACAGCAATACTGGACAGGATAGTCACAACCGAGGCGGGGGAAACTCTGTGGAACATATGCCGTCAGCATACAGGAGGTCTTGAGAAAATGGCGGAGGTCATGAAGCTTAATGCTTTCGATAAAATAACGGACTTTATCCCGGGACAGAAAGTGAGGCTTAAGGAATGAGTATTATGCCGGACTTGAAAGGAATTAAGCTGATAGACCTTAACAGGGAAAGCTGGATTAATGCGGCGATAAAACAGTCGGTCGGAAAATTCGAGCTCGAAAAAGACATCGAACTGACAGTAACACTGGAAAATGGTCAGGTTTTAATTCCGCTCGTAACATCACTTGAATGGACAACTGAAAGGAAAGGTAGTTGCGGGGTACTTGAATTTGAAGTGCTTAAGGAAGAGATAGAATTTACTGAAGGGAACAGGGTATCCGTGAAATACAAGGATGTCCCTTTTTTTCTAGGCTATATTTTTAAGCGTAGCAGGACAAAATCAGGCAAGATAAAAGTTACTGCATATGATCAGCTGAGGTACTTAAAAAATAAAGACACATATATATTTAAAAATGTGACAGCAACAGAAATAATAAAAAGAATAGCAGAAGACTTTAAGCTTGAAATCGGGGAACTGGAAGACACGGAATTTAAAATTGAAAAGAGAATAGAAGATAACAAGACTTTATTTGACATGATACTGTATGCACTTACTGAAACTCTATATAACACGAAGAAACAGTTCATTTTTTATGACGATTATGGGAAGCTTACACTTAAGGAAGATGAGAAAATGAGGATACTTGACCTCATTCTTGACGACAAGAGTGCAACTGACTATAAATACGGTACAAGCATAGACGACAAGACATATAATCAGATAAAGCTTTTAAGGGTT